AGACCAGCACTAATTGCGGTTCCCGCCATCGCACCTTGACTTCGTGCTCCAGCGTCCGCCCTGATGCACTCTTCGCTTTTTGCAAGGGACTTTCCCTCAGGACTTACAGCACCTCCCATGTTACGAGTGCCATCCATAGTATATTGATCACTACGTATTTCACGACGCATATCAGTCGTAGGACCAAATAGTCCACGCTTGTCTTTATCAACCATCAAAGATTTAGTTGATTCTAATACGGTAGGATCGTTTGCCTTGTATTCAAAACTGTAACCATTTTTTCCAGACTGAACCTTAAACGAAGAATAATCACCGTCTGGAAAATTGATAAC